CATGCAGCGGGAAAAGAAAGCCCGGCTCTCGGCCGCCAATAATGGCGCCAGCGTGCCGCAGTTCCCCTTTAATCGCGCCGCCGAACTCGCCAAGCTTGTCAGAAATAGTTCCGGCAATGTTTTTGGCGCCATCAATAATAGCCTTCAAACTGCCGAATTTTCTTTCAAGAAAATCAATAACTTTCCCAACCTCATCGCGCAAAGTGTGAAAAGCGTTAATGGGATCAAGCACAACATCCGAAAGAAACTTGAAAAACGATTTGCAAAATTGCCAAAAATCACCAATGATTGTTTTTACTTCTTTGAAAACTTCGCCAACAATCGGCCAGCGTTTCAGAATTTCGCCAGTGACGGAATTGCTACCTTCCTCAAATTTTTTAATGTCTTCGTAAACAAGCGCAAACACGGCCGACAAAGCCAGTATGACAGCAATCACGGCGGTTATGGGGCTAGTCAGGATCAAAAACGCACCAATAAGCAAATTTACGCCGTAACCAAGCAACGTCACCGGGCCGATTGCTGCAAGCGCGCCGATGACAATTGCGGCAAAAAACCCCTCAATCAAATATTTGTGCGCACTTATAAACTCAACAAGTTCTTCAACCGCATCAAGGAATTTTTCAAGAATTGGCAAAAGATACGTGTCAAGTTCGACCGTCAGCGTATGAAAAAGCTGCTTAACGTCATCCCATTCAATGTTGAATTTTTCAGCCGCTTCCGCATCTTCGGCAGTGACAAGGCCGAGTTTCTTTTGACGCGCAAGCAACTCATCTAGTTCTTTGCCGCCGCGCTGTAGCAGCCGAATTGTGCCTTCGTCAAAACCAATACCGCGCAAAGCGCCAGCGGTTTCTTGCTTGCTTTTACCTTCGGTTGCCTTTGCCAGTTCCGGCAGCAGCGTAAACAAGTCTTTTGCTTTGCCCTTTGCATCCGTCATACTCACGCCAAGAGCCGTGAAAAAGGGAAGAATGCGGCTTTGCCCGGTTTCTTCAAACCGGGTTAACTGACGGGTGACGCCTAAAATGCTTTCGCCAAAAGCTTCCGCACTGCCGCCCACACGCTTTGCAGCGTTGCCCCAGGCGTCTAAAACTTCCGTTTCAACCCCTATTGATCGCGCGCGTTCGCCTAGCTTGTCAGATTGTTCCGCAGTTTCAAAAAAATTGTCAACAAGCTTTTCAACAGCAAACAAAGCTTGGAATGCAGCGGCAACTTCAAGAGCGTGTTCGATTAGGGTTTCGGTCAGTTCCCCCGCGTGTTCTTTGATAACGTCAAAGCTTTCTGCAACTCGGCTGTTGGTTTCTGCAATCCTGTGCCCGGCCTGTTCACCAACCCGGCCGGTCGCTTCCAATTGCGTTGCTGTTTTTTCAGCCGAAGCTGTCGCTTCGTCTTGTGCCCGCTTGGTTTCAGTAGCCCCTTTGTTTTCAAAAAGGATTGTGAATGTGTCAAGCAGGCTCATTTTACGCCTTTCGCGGCCTTTTTCATCGCATACCATTCATTGAAGCGATTGACAGCAATAACTTCAAAAATATCAAAGGCGTCTTCTAGCGTTAGTTCTGTTTTAAGTTCGCGGAGCGTTGCCTTATTGCTTCCGATAATTGCCCCAATAAGGGGGTCAACGTTGGGGAAATCTTGTCCAACATAGTCCGCACGGTATTTGCGAAGAAAGTTGAGATTTCCCCTTTGCCGAAAAAACTTGTATTGTATTTCATCATTTCGATTTCAATACGCACAAGCGTTTCGTAATCGGGGACATGGTTGTCAACCAACGCGCGGGTCTTCAATTCCAGCACGTCACCGTTTGGCATCGGCACGCCGACGAAACACATAAGCTTCAGCATTATGGCTTCATTGGCCGCGTAATCCCCAACTTTCGGCACAGAAGTCAGCGGATAACCGGCAACAATTTCCCGGCCTGGAATAGCCGGAAAACGGGAAATCACATATTTTCGCTCATCCCCGCGAAGGGTTTTGACGATGATTTCCTGCGGATCAAGAAGCGCCATTAGCTCGCCGCTTCCGTGCGTGACGTGCTTTCAAACGTGAAGGTGTAAACCTTCGTTTTCAAACGCCCCGCGCTTGACACACTCGGGCCGGGCTGCCCGGCCGTCATGATGCCGCTTTCAAAAGTATTTGTCGCGCCGCTTGGAAAAAGCGCGACAATTTCAATCACGTCGCGCGCGGAAGTTTTGCCCTTGCCAACCCGATTGGCGTCAAAAATGATGCCAAGGTTAACGTCATCGTCAGAACCTTCAATGACAGCAATTTTGACTTCAGTTGCAACCGCTTTCGTCCAAGTGATCAAATCGCCGTTAAGACCAACGGCGCTTTCACCAATCTTAATTTCCGGCAAATCCAATGCGTCAGCGTCATCGGCAAACGCAGTCAAATTGAAACCGTTTGGGAATGTGTTACTTGCGGTGACCGTCACAACAAGCCCAAAACCAGAAACATTTTCCATATTCTTTAACCTTTCAGGCGTTTAACCTGTAGGCAAATGCCTACAGGTTAAAACAAGTTGCGAATTACACCAAGGCGTGCGTGCCGACGATCTTGCGAATGTCATTCTTTTTGGCATAGACAAGAATGTAATTCGCTTGCCAAATGGTGATGCCGTCAACAACGTTACTGCTGAACGTAACATCATACCAGTAACCAGATGCTTGCACTTGCTGCCAAGCGTTCGGCGCCCCGGTGATGGTTGTCACAGCAAGTTGTTGCGCTTGCGTAAACGTGTTGCCGGTGCTGATTGTGCCGTTATTCACCGCCGCAATGACAATCTGCCGCAGCACCGCCAGCAGCAGGCCGCGCCCTTGCGCATTCGTCGGAACTTCCGGCACATTCAGCAGGAAAGCAATAAACGAAGACCCGGCAAACGCTTTCAGCCAAATTTCATTGGAATAAGCGTTCATGTCAGTTGGCGAACTGGACGGCCCGCATGTCACACCCTGCTGATAAAACGCCAACGTCTGCCCGTTGTCCTGCGTCTGCCCGTAGTAGTTCACGCGCAAAGCGTTGTAGGTTGTGCGGTCTGCATCATTGGTCACCGAAGGTGTCAACCCGGCAACCTGCTGATACATATACGATTGAGAAGCATTCGCCCGCGTGTAATCGGTTGCCGCCATGATCATGCCCGGCACCATTTCCGGGAACTCGGCCGCAAGCTGTGCAATCGTCATTTCGACACCGGCAACGCCGATGACAAGCGGTGACACAACAGACGCCGCGATTGGACTTGCGCCGTTCGGCGCGACGGCAAGCAAAAACTTAAAAGAAATGTTCTGCGTTGCTTGCCATGCCGCAAGTTCCGTAATTTCGGCAATGTTGTCACTGCCGAAAGCTGTGCCGTTCGCGTGCATGAACAAGTAAGACGAAAAGTTGTTGCTGGCGCTTACAGACGCAGCAATTGCGACGTCTGGCGTTTGCGCCGTGACGCCTTGGGAAACAACAGTGTTTCCGCCAAGCAGGCCAAGCACACCGGCGCAAGTCCCCATGCCGTTCGCAACAGCAATCGCGCCGCCAACAACGCCGCCAGTAATAACAAACGCCGCGCCCTGCGGCAGCAGCGCATTGTAAACAACCGTCGCCCCGGACCAGTCCGCAACGCTTGGTTCTGCGGCGCGAATTGCAACTTGCAACGCCGCAGCAACGGCCGCAAGGTTGCCAGCGGCCGCAAAATCAATGCCGGTCACGGTCGCCGTTGTCGCGCCCAAGGTAAGGTTTAGCGTCCCGGCCGTCACAGCCTGCAACGCGGCAAGGTTGCCGGTCGCCGTTGGATCGCCGTAAATCATACCAGCCTGACCGTTTGGTGACCACGCGGCAAAGCTGATTTTTTGCGGCGTGGTAACCAACTTGCTAACAAAGCTAAAGTTGAAAGCGGCGCGCGCGTATTCAATTGAGTTAAGACCGAAATACGTGCCAACATCGGCCGCGTTGTCAAATTCTGCAAAAGAATTTGTTGGCACAAGCGGGTTGTCGGTGAACACGCGAATGATAAGGTCGCGCGCGCTGACTGTGTTGCCAGCAATTACGCCCGACGTTATGTCAACATAGTTTTGAAAGGAAATGCCCATTTTCACACTCTCCGAAGGTTACACAACCGGGAAGACTTCGCCGACAATCGTGCCGGTATATGGTATGCCGTTAACCAACGTGCGAAAGTGTTTCAACACAAAATCGAACGAAGGGGATGCTTCAAACTGATCACGCTCATCTTTAAACTGCGGATTTCGCACTTCTGTAATGCGCAAAATTTGCGCACCAGCAGAAACAAAAGCCGCAACAGAAACATCACTTGCCAAAATCTGCGCAGCAACATTAGCATAATCAGACGCCGTAAAGCCTGTTGTATCGGCCGGGTCTTGAATTGCCAAAGCGCCAACTTGGAAAGTGGTCTCAACTTGCTGGGTTTCGGTCACCGTGCCTTGCCCTGGTGACGTGTTTACAGCTTTTTTGTGCGCCGTGCCATAACGATGATCGCCAAGCTTGGTTAAAAACAGCGTTGGCGCAAGCGGCGCCCCTTGAAGACGGGGCTGATAATCTTGTTGAATGCCCACAGTTATCGCTTGCGTGGTCAATCCAGCCTGCAACGTGGCGATAATCAGGGCAAACAACTGGTTATCAGTCATGTTGCCGGGCCAATCTTGACGGCAACTTGACCGTTCCAACCGTTAATGGGAAACCATTCGGTGTTGCTCAAAATTGAATACCGATAGGCTGAAAAAACAATTTGGTCGCCCGATCTATCGCGCGTCAAATCATCCATTTTGACAGCGGCGTAAATCATTATGTATTCTTTTTGCGCATCTAAACCTAAAAATTGCATCATGCTGCGCGGAACAGGTTGAACCTGTGCTTGCACCGGCTCGGGACCAGCAAACGCGGTGACAATTTTTCCAACGCTGTTGACAGTTCCGCCGGTTGCAGCATACCATTGAACGGTTACAAAACCCGTCAAGTGCATAGCGCGAATTAGCAGATTGCCCATATTCATTGCGCGTCACCGGATTTCATGACACCGGCAACTTGTGCGCCTTTTTCAAAAACAACATGCGAGACTGTCGCAATCATTAACCCGGTAAAGTTCAAAGGTTTGCGGCCCGTTGCGCTAAGGTTGCCGATGCCATCAACCCCATAAAATCTTGCGCGCGCTTCAAGCGTTTGAACAGCAAGAATTGGCTGTTGCACACTTGCAATTTGCTTGCGAATGTCGCCTTCGGCGCGGGCGCCGATAAGGGTCATTGCGTCAACCACGGTCATCGTTCCCGCAAGCACGGCTTTTGCCCCGTGTTCGGCAAACTGCGCCCAACTGGCTTGCTTGTCTTGGATCATGGGCCGCAGCCCCATGCGCGGCGGTATGTTTTTGGGCGGGTAACCGTATTCATGAATCGTGGCCACATACGCCACAGGCACGCCTGTTTTGTATTTGGCGCTGGCAAACCACCCAACCTGCCCGGACACCCCGTCTAGCTTCGCCAGGGCGGCCATAAGCCGCGCGCGGCCAGCGCCGGGGGTGTGCGTGACTTTGGTCACCGAAAGCCGCCAACGCGGCGAAAGCCGGACAATTCCGGCGCCCCGCCGACCACGAAGCCGCCCGCGCTTTTCAACAGCAACAGGGCAAGCAATTGCTGCCCCCATGGCGTTTGATTTAACCATTGTTGAAATTGTGATTGCGATTTCGGCGGTTGAACGGTCACGCGCACTTTGTCAATAGCGGCTTCCGTTTCAATGTTTGGCGCCGCCCCATTGTTCTGCGCGATCAATCCAAACAGCGCGGTCAAATGCGCCGTCATTTGATACAACGCCAACTGACGGCTGGCGCCGTTCAAAAAACCCCAATTATAATTGGAAACCCAATTTATTCCCATGGTGAAATACATGGAAAGAACGGCTTCCGGGTAAATCGCGGTATTGGAAAAATAAGGGAATTGCGCTCTAAAATCCGCGTCATCATAAGTCAGATATAACGCGCCGGACATTTTGTAATTCCCCTGACAATGTGGGCAACTTACGCTTTGATTTTTTCCGGTTTGCTGCCTGGTGGCAATTCCGCTTGGGCTGTCGCCATGTTCTTTGGCGCCGGTCTGTCAACAAAATCTTGCGGCATAAGTGGCGAAGCGGGATCACGGTTGTTCATGTCTTTTGACACTGCGTCGCCGTCAAGCTTTTTATCGGCAACAACTTTCAGGTAACCCATGGTCACCATGTCATTGAACTGTTGGTGCGTTTTCAAAAAATCAAGTTCGGCCAGTGTGACAATTGTTGTCACACCCAGCGGTGTGATCAATCCGCGCTTGCGCATGACGCCAGCGCCACCGTTAATCAACACCCGATTGTTGCCCTTAATCGGCAAGCCGCCCGGTGACAATTTCCAATCACAAAACTCTGTTGAGCAAGTGGCAGTAGAAACAATAGTCGGCATTTGTTTTCCCCAAAAAGCAATTAAGAAAGGGCCGCCACCCTTTCTTAAATTTCAAGCAACGTCAGCAATTAGCAGCCGGTGAACCGGCGCACCGCATAAGGCCGCTTGCACCAAACGCCAGCAGTCGCGTTGCTGTAGTCTTCCATGTAACCTTTGGCCATTTGCTGCACGCCAATGACGCGGAATTTGGCCGGAACTGGCTGCATGAAAACGCGGCCGTCATCGGTCGATTTGTCTTTGACCGTTTCAGCGTAAATATAGAAAACGTTGGCGCCAGCGTTCGCGCTTTCAAGTTCCGGCGCGGAAATCGGGTTGCACATCGGATAGGTTTTCTTCAACCACTCCTCAACACTTTCCGTTCCGTAAACCGCCGTCACAGACAGATAGTCAATGACAGAAGTCGGCAACGCAAGAATGGTCGCCGTTTTGCGCGGGTCAATCACGTCGCCGGAATTTGTGCGCAAGCTGGACATTGCAAGACGGATGTCGGCCGTGATTTCAATAAAAGTTTTCGTCGCCCAAGTGGAAAACCCGCTGGCGCCGTTCGGCAAAGTGACGTAAGCAGGCAAGCCGGGATCGTTCAAAAACCCGTAGGTCAAATTTGACCCGCTGTTGTAACCAAAAAAGCCAATTGCGTTGCGCTGAATTTCCAACGCAAGGGCCGCCGCATCGCGCTTGTTGGCCGCGCTGTTCACGCGAATGCGGGACGCGCGCGCTTCTTCAAGCGTGCCAACCTGCATGCCTTCTTCAAAACGCACAACCGTACGTTCATAAAAGTTGGTGTTCCAGCTTGACAGCGGGATTGCCGTATAGTCGCCATAGGGAACGGAGCTGCCCAAAGCTTCCATGACGCCTTGCACAATTTCTTCGTCTTCCCATGCGCCGGTTGTGGTCATGCCGACAAGATCATCAATGCGGCGCGCGGCCGTGACAATTTCGACAAAACCGGGCAACCAGTTTTGTAAAAACTGAACTGGCGTAACAACGCTTGCGGTTGTCAACGGCGCCGTCAAACTGTCAAAACCGACACCGCCATCACCACCGGCCGCATAGGCAAGCATCATGTCGCGCAACTGGCGCGGCGGAAGTTCAATGCCAAGCGCCGTGAGCTGGTTATAATCGGACGCATCAAACCCGACAAGCGCGGGCATGGCACGGTAAGCAGCGGCCGAACGGTGACCGCGCACAGGGGAAAGTTGTTTGTTCGCCACGTTAGGAAATCCTTTCAATCAATGCCGATTGCGCGGCGGTTAGTTGGTCAGTTCAACAATCGCCGTGCCGTTCGCGGCCGTTGGCCGCAGGATCACGCGCCCATTCGGGATTGCGGTATAGCCGCCCGGCACCGAACCGCCCGCCGTGTAAGACGCCAGCGCGCCGGTTGCGGTATTATAGCAAAGCGGATCATCAACAGCCGCCGCAGTTGTCAACAGCACGGCAAACGTGCCCATGGTGGCGAGCTGTCCCGTGGTGTTGTCCGGCAAGATCATGGTTGGCGCCAGCGAACCTTGGAACGTGCCATTGCCGTAAAGCACGTAAGACTTGGGATCAACCAGAATACCGGCAAAAGCCGCAGCACCGCCAGCGGTGGCAACACCGGCCGCGTTGTCGGTTGCGCCAGAAACAACAGTGTAGGCGGTGCTGCCAACAATATTGTCATTGGGCGAACTGACCAACGTCCAAGGGTAAACACGCGCCGGGCTGTCATACGCTTTTTCTCCCGGAATGATATAACCCTGCGTCAGCCGCACAGTGGATTGAAACGCCATTTGCTTAACCTTTCGTTAACCGCGCGCAGCGGCGATTATTTCGCGTTCAAGAAATCGGCAACTTTGCCGGTTGTTTTGATTTCCGCACTGTCAAAACCGGCACCCTGCGTCACGCGCGCCGGGGTGCGGCCGTGCAACCATGCGGTAACCGCAGTGACTTCCTGGCCTTTTTGCGCCGGAATGTTCAACTTGCCAACCGCATAAGCGGCAACGTCCTGCGCGGTCATTTCAGACGCATCAAACGTGCCAACATAGTCGGAAACTTGCCGCGCAAGCGCATCACGTTTGGCAATTTCGCCCATGATGCCTTTCGCACCGCCAGCAACAAGCTTGGCAATTTCTTCGCGAAGCGGCTTCACGGCCGCTTCAATTGCGCTGTCCATTCCGGTTTTGTTAACTTCCGGCGCCGGGGCGGCTTTCTTCTTCATCACCGGCTTGCCGTCCATGCCAACTTTCGGTTTCATTTTCGGCTTGCCCGCGCTGTCCATGACCGGCATGCCGTCACTGCCGAGTTCCGGTTCAAGTTCCGGCTCATCGTCGGAACTGCCGCCGCTAGCATCGGCAATGGCGTCATTGATTTCCGCAATCTGCGGAAGAACGTCTTTCAAAACGTCCGCAATGTCGCCTAGCGAAGGATCAGACGCAACCGCTTCTTCGTCGGCTGCATCAAATGCAAACCGCGAAAGCGGCATTGACGCAATGTTGCGCTTGGCAAGTGCGCGCTGGCCATAAGCGGCAACGGCAAGTTTGACAAGAGCGGTATGACCGCGCAGATTGCGCTTCTTCAAGCTTTCACCGGGCATGTGTATTGCTTCCTTATGATCAAAACAAACGGTTAGAACGTCAAGAGTTTCCGCACCGTCCATAACGGAAACATCGCCACCAACACGGCCGGTTTGAACAAACGCGCCGTGATTTCCGCGAATGTTGCGCTGCACGTAGTCATAAGCAAGACCGGAAACAGGATCAACACCGCTTTCTTCGACATACTTGCAACGGAAACCTAGCGAAATGTCATCTTTACCGGCAGCAAAGAAATGCGGCGCAATGGCTGAAAACACTTTCAAGTTGCCGTAAAGCGTGTTGTTTGTCGGATCAAATTCAGTTTTTTCACCGATGACACCGTGAACGCCTTTTTTTTCGGGCGGCAACATTGGCACACCGGGCGTTGGCGCCAACTCCGGGTCGCCAAGCATCACATGATCGTTGATGAAAGGCACAAGGCGAAAGCTTTTAACGGTCGCTTCCGATCCTAATTCTTCGGGCGGCCGATAGACATTATACATGCGCAGCGGATCGGGCGCCCCAATCGCCTTGCCGGAATAGGGAAAGACGCCCGCTTTTGACAGCGGGTTGCGCGGGACTTCAAACCATCCGTTATGATCGTAAACGCGCGCCGTCATGGCTTGCCCACAGGTTCAAGCGTTGGCATATCAGACGCAACCGCGCCTGAAAAGCGTTTTTAAGGTGTTCTACTCTTCGTCTTCGTCTTCTTTGGCAACACCCAACCCGTTGTCACCATCGGTTAAAACCGGCGCGAATGTGCATCGGCAATACGGTTCTTCCCCAGGCTGCACCATGTTGCCGTCATCGTCACCAACCGGCGCACCTTCTTGCAAGTCGAAAGTCTTGCCATCAAAATCAACGTGAAGTTCGCGCGGTTTTTGACTACCAGCCGAATGTATCCATTCGCCTCTTGAAATACCAATGCCGCGCATTCGGCCAAGATTTAGACCGTTGTAAGTCTTGCGCGTTTGATCCATTGCCACATTGCGCACCCAATTGCGCGTGCCTGTGTCATGTTTTTCAAAGAATGGAATCAAGTCTTGCATACCGTTGCCGGTCACGATAGAATTGTAAACAGCTTTTGCAACATCGTTTAGATAGCGTTCGGGTATTGTCTTGATAAAATCGGCCGCGTTACTTGCTGCAGCATTGATTAAACCCTTTGTCTTTGCGTCAATTTTTTCAAGAGCGATTGTGTATTCTTTCGACCGCTCTTTCAAACCCGGCAAAGTTTTAATTTGTTCCTTACCTTGCGCTGTTGAACTACGCACAAGACCGTCAACCATATCTTTAGACGTATCGCTTGCAACACTGCCAAACAATTGGTCATACTTGCCTTTTAGCTTGTTGACCAAAATACGCGCTTGACTTCCAATATTTGCAGCGTCCATGCCAACGCCATCACTGCCAAAATGTTCCCGCGCAAATTCTTTATAAAACAAGTCTGAAATTTCTTTTTGGGCTTCCCGCATCATGCTTGCAAGCATGGTTTCAAGTTTGCCAACAAACGCGCCTTGCACAGTTGCCGGAACGCGAAAGACTTTCCCGCGTGCGATCACGCGCGGTTGCTTTTTCATGCTTCGCCGCCCGCATGGTTACCCATATCAAGCCCCCTTCTCTGCCGTCTGCTTCGGCGCGGGCAACTTGGCGGCAACCCCCGCAGCAGCCGCGCGCGTGCCCGCTGGCGGTTCTGCACCGCCGCCCCCAGGCGCCCCGGCCGGACTTGGCGGCGGTTCTGGCGGCGGTATCTGCAACCCGCTGTAGCCGCTCTGCGGATCGGCAATGAGGCGCCCGGTTTCGTCGCGCGGTTCGATAGCGCCGGACGCCACAAGAGCCGCGCCAGTTGCCGCCTTGGTAGCGTTGACAGCCGCTTGTTCTTGCGCGGTCATCGCGTCCAATTCGTTCCAAGAAATATCAACCCGCTTATTGACGCCGAATTTCGGTTCAATGTAAGACTTCATGACAAGCAAATAATGCCTGTCAAGCAAGGGTGTCATATCGTTTTCTTGCAGACTTTCAAGAAATTCGTGGTAAGAACTTTCTTCAAATTCGCCGGTGCTGTTAAAGCCTTTTGGCTGCGTGCCAAGCAGCTTCGTTCCCGGCACTTCCGCAATAGCGGCCGAGAGCTGATATTGCGTTAAAATAACCGCGTCAACGTCAGCAAGAGCGGTGTCGAACTGTTCAAGCTTATCGTCCGGGCCATTCAACTTGACGCCGTAGTTATCGCGGTTTTCTGTCCACCATTGCATGCGTTCCTGAAATTTATCAGGATCGGCAACAGCAGCGGCTAAATCCGTCATCATAACGGTAAGCCGCTTTGTCATCAGCAACATTGGCGCTTCGTTCGCGCTTCGTTCGGCCGCATAGACGCGTTCATAAATGCGCTGCGGCACAGAAACGCCGCCGTAATAGTAAGATGGTTTCAACACGTCCGGCACGTCGCCAGTTGTGAAAATGATCAAATGAGAACGATGAATAATCTGACCGCTAATGCGCCAAAATTCCGGCACATAAAAATGCAGATCGTCGGGATTGATCAAGTTTTGCGAAATC